GGTATTTTAAGGGTAGGTGGTTCGGGTGGTTTTTCTTCTACAGTCTTGACTGGTTCCTCTTCCTGATCTCGTAGATCGCTAGGAGGAACTACCATAGGTTTATAGTATGGTACGTCAGCTGTAGGTATAGGTATTTCGACAGTCTCTATCTTCTTAATATCAGGTAATACTATGGTAGGTATTTCCACTAGGTAACTTCTTTCCAAGCTTTATCAGTTGAATCCCAAGCTATTTCTTTCCAAGATTTAGCACTTTCAACCCAACCATATGTTTTACCATCACTTGGATAATCAACAGGTGCTTTCCATAAACAAGTACTTTCGTCTAAAATCCAACTAGGATAAGGTTTAGGAGGAATAAAAGCATCTTTACTTGCATCATAAGTAAAACCTATACTTGCAAAGTTTTTTCTTATGTTGCCGTTATAACTTGTTTGTTTCCAGTTACCACCTAAAAGATTTTTACACCAATTTTCGCCATCAGCTTCATTATCATCAGAGACAACAATTACTTGTTTAACAATATTGCTATCGTCTAATTCTGCAAAATGTGCCATATAACCTCCTATTGAAATTTATATTTGATATAAACTACACCAGATCCGCCATTACCAGACGCATAATAGTTAAGTCCAAATGTGTTACTGTGGCCGCCACCGCCGCCACCACCTGTGTTTACAGTACCGCTAGTAGCAGCTGAACAGTGTCCATTTGACCCATTACCACCACCGCCTTGTCCGCCGGGTGCATTATAACCACATACATTGGATGCACCATTTGCGTGAGTACCGGCACCACCACCACCACCGTAGTATGTAGTGCTTCCAGTTACCATGGTTGTTGCGTAGCCATCACCTCCGTGACCTCCGGCAGAATAAGAACCACCAGTTGCCCAACTTGGAGTATCTGACTGAGTATTATCAGTCGTACTGTGAGCTCCAATTCCGTTTTCACCTGCTCCAGCTCCACCTCCGGCATAACCTGTGCTGTGAAAACCACCACCACCTGTATATTGTGTGGTAGTTCCGTTTACAACTTTTGCACTGTTACCTCCAACAAAATGAGCATGAGAGGACCAGCTTGCTTTGTTGTTAGCTTGTGGTTGAGATACAGTTATACCCGACATAGACTGAATATCACTAATATCAGCTTCTTGAATTATGGAATTATTAGAAGCTAACTTTATAGATGAGTCACTTCCTTGACTACCAGTTGGGGTATTCGGCCATCCACTTGAGTTTCCGGCATTGGATCCACCACCTCCAACTGTAATTGTATATGCAGCAGCAGTTAGAGCTTGTCCAGTTTGATGGTTTACAATACCACCACCTCCGCCGCCTCCAGCAGCAAAAGTATTTCCGGGACCACCTCCACCGGCAACTACTAATGTTTCAAATTCGTTTGTATCTGCTAGTTGAGTAACAGTAAAAGTTCCTGAGCTAGTAAAAGCGTGTACTTTATAATCACCAACGGTAGTAACTGTACCACCTGTAGCTTCTGCAAATACTTCACCTTTACCAACACCAACTAACATTTGTTGTATTGGCATTAGCTTAACCCTGCTCCTGTTATGTAACCGACTGAGGCAGAAGCGAACCATATAGTTGCTACACCTCTGAGTGCTAAAGTTCTATTTCCTGTAGCACCACCATCAGCATTATATAGAGTTACACCAGAACCTTGAGTAATAGTTTGGTTAGACCCACTATTATTTACTATTGTTACTAGATCACCACCAGAAAATACTGAGTTATTGATAGTTACTCCACCTGTTGATATATAAATAGCTTTACCTGCATCACCGGCTACAGCTACGTATGCACCAGTTTGTGTGTTTAAAGGTACAGGAATTGCTACACCTTTTGCTACGTAATTCCAACTTGCATGTGCTGAACCTCCAGTTGAAGGTGCGTTACCTGTTGAGTTTGTTACGCATATATATGTGGATGTTACACCACCGTCTGTATAAGATACAAGATCGTCAACTGTATATGCGGTTGAGTTGTTGTAAGTACCTCGCCAGACCTGTTTGATTTTTCCTAAATCTATTGTTGCCATTTTAAACTGTTGCGATTAATTTACCGTTTGCATTTACAGAAAATGTAAATCCTGTAGCTGCGAAAATAACATCATCAAACGCATCAAACGCTGCACTTGCAATATTATCTGCACCACCGTTTGTAGTAGTGACTATTAAATTTCCACTTGAGTTGGTATTAAAACCATACACTTCTGGAGAAGAAGCTTGTGCCCACCTCATACCGCCTGCATCTCCAGCTTGTGCTGATAAGAAGTAACCGTTTTGTGGTGCGTTACTAACGTGTAATTTAGATTCGTTTACAGCTTCGTTTGCAAGTTTAGCTGTAGTTATACCTAAATCGGCTGTAGCTCCTACTATTTCAAATATACCACCCATAGAACCATGAGATGTACATTGGTAGTACAAGCGATCTGGAGCTGCATGTGGTACTTCAAATACTATTGTAGACCCGCCGGCTCCTCCGTTATTTGTGACTCCTGTGTTGTACTCTGTACCAGCCGAGCCATTGACTGTTGTTTGTATACGAAATGGGTGTGCTCCAGCAGAGTTACCATTTACAAATCTGTATGTCTTACCACGTATAAGATACAAGGTAGGGTCATTGACCGCCCCGGTCAAGCCCTCTCCTGTAAATGTATAGTGGTTACTGCCGTCTGCTCCTAGCGTGTAGGTACGGTCAAGAGCATCAGCGTGTAATTTACCAGCTGTAATCTGAGCATCTGCTAGATCAGCTGTATGCACCTGACCGTCTTTTATACCGCCGGTGCTTACTTGTGTTAATGCCATTATGGTTTAGGATATTTGTCTTTGGTTGCTTTAATGGTAGCTTTCCAAGCATCTATACCATTATGGTAGATGTCATCTAGCTGATCGACCACGCTAGGATATTCTGCTGCTCTTTTTCTTGCATAATCAAGAGCTGCATATTCAGCATCTATTGCTGCTCTTGCTGTATCTACTTCAGATTGCACAATAGTTATTTCTGTGCCATCTTCTTTAAAAACTCCAGTAGCTTCACTAATTACTGCTGCTTCTGGATATGCTCTTTTTATTGCTGTATGATCTATCATGCTCCTATCTCCATTAATGTCATGTAAGAAGTACGATTATCAGATTGAGAAGCTACGAAAGAACCTCCACTAACAGTTTCAGAAGCGGCTTGTTGAGTTTTATATGTTGTTGCAGAAGTTGTACTTGGCTCATCTAATTGCACTAAAGTCAGTCTGTCATAACGCTCATTAGAAGTTGCACCACCAGCACTTATATACATATCGTACATACTTGTACCAGTATTAGCAGTAATTTGAGTAGAACCCCTAAATATTCCAATAAACCCACCAGAATAACCCGCATTTGTTTTTCTGGAACTCCAAGCCTGAGAAACTATGACTAAAATTTTACTTGTTGTAGCTGAAGGAGTAATTGTCGCTGTTAAATTAGTATCAGCCAAAGTTGATGTGTAATTAAATGCACTCGAACTGGTCGTGCCATACACAACTTGTAAAACTTTACCACCACCAAAACCTGTAGCTGTACCACTTATAGTTGCGTTACCGGGAATAGTAAGATTACCAGACCCATCTAATGTTATAGCGTCAGCAGACGCACTATTTGATCGTATTTGATCGACTAATATTCTGCTCATTATCCCTCCTTGTAAATTTCAACTGATGCGTAAGTTTCTTCACCAAACGTAGATGGTTGACCAAAACCAGCACCATTTCTAGTTGTATTACATCTGTGTTGAAGTTCATAAGTCTTCGCACTTGCTATGGTTATTCTTCCTTTAAGAAAAGCATAATCATTATCATCTGTTGCGTTTCCAGAAGATTGACTTGCATAAGCAGCAAATCCAAAAAGTGCATTATCGCTATCAGTTATGTTACGAAGTCTTAGTTGATGATTAACAACACTTTGAGCTGGAGCCATAGCATTAATAAAATATGATCCAGCTTGTAATGTAAATTGATTGCTTGAAAGAGTTACTATTCCATCTGGATCAAATGCTTCTGTGTTCAATTCTCTAGTTCTCCAGTCTCCACTTGCGAAAGATCCACCATGAGAACCTGAGCTTTTTCGGTCACAAACCTGAGCATAAGAGACAAACAAGGGAGAGGCTGGAGTTGAAATAGTTGCAAAAGCTAAATTACCAGACCCATCAGTTTTCATATATTGCCCTGCACTACCATCAGCATTAGGTAACTTAAAAGCTACGTCACTAGATGTAGGTGCGGATGTAGGTGGGTTAAGCGATACAGCATTACCACCCGAATGTTTTAATTTTATTGAACTCATATTATGCGTCTCCTATACGAATTAAAATAAATCCAGTTCTTAACTTAGTTGAACTACCTTTAGTCGTAGTTGCACTAGAACCGGCAGCCTGTGATATTTTTATTCTGTAAGTACTAGCATCAGCTACTTTTATCAAAGCACTAGAACTTTTGACCATATACTTTGAACTAACATTATCTCCAAACCAAGCATCACATTCACAAAAATTAGTATAACTGCTACCACTATTTGTACTTATACTTGCAAAAAATTGATTAAAACCATCTGAATTACCACCGCCTATTTGAGAATCATGTTGTAAGTAAAAATTATACCAACCAGTTTTTGCAAAAGTGAATATACCACTAGATTGAGTTATTAATGAAGAACCTAAATATCCTGTTCCTTCCCATGCTGAATCGTTTCTTTCCCAATTACTAGTGATAGGATCAGCACTCCCAGAAAAATCTGTGGTAAGTCTGTAACCATCTGCTTCTGGATTAAATCCAACACCAGTAGCTTTAGCTGATGTAACTGCGTTTGCAGCTATCATATCGGTATCTACTATACCGTCTGGTAAACCACCAACAGAAATACCTGTGATAGTACCATTACCATTAATTTGTATTGCCATAATTATACTATTGTGTAAACACTACCACTAGGTACTGTCAATGTAACGCCGTTTGCTATAGTGATCGGCCCTGCACTAAGAGCGTTTTTGTTTGTTGTTATTGTGTAATCGTTAGATATAGTCTGTGAGTTTTCATAGATACATCCGTCAGCTACCGCCGAAGCTACACCTGTTAAGTTACTACCATCACCTGTGTAAGATGTTGCACCTAGAGCTCCTGTTGCAGAGTTAAAGGTTAGATTACTACCAGTTTTTGGTGCTTGGTCGCCTGTAGCTGTAGTTACAAATACAGGAAAACAAGTTGTGTCTGTTGACTCATCTGCTACTGGTATAGTAGAGGTGTTGATAGCATTTGTAGATGCCGCTGTGATACGTCCCTGAGCGTCTACAGTGATTGCAGGGATTGCTGTGGCTGAACCATAGCTTGCAGCTGTTACTGATGTGTTAGCAAGTTGATCTGCACCAACTGCATCATCTGCAATCTTAGCTTGTGTAACTGAATCATCAACTATAGAAGCTGTGACTACTGCACTACTAGCTAATTGATCTGCACCGACTGCATCGTCCGCTATTTTAGCTTGTGTGACTGCATCGTCTGCAATCTTTGCTGTTGTAACTGCACCACTAGCAATAGTTGATGTAGATACAGAACCCGCACTAGGGGTATTTATATTTACTGTTGATCCGATTGTAATGATGAAGAAATCAACACCACTAGCAGGGGCGGCAGAAAAGATAATATCGCCACCGTCGATAGCAAAGCCTTCGCTTGGCTGACTGGTTCCTGAGTTAGGTTTCTGAATGACTCCATTGATGCTAACAAGGTGTTGCTCGGCAACTGTGCCTGCATTACTAAGTGTAAATCTATAAGCTGATCCATTAAATGTTGCACTGCCTCCACCAGTTCCTGATGAACTAGATATTGTATTAATAAAGAAACTACCTACTGACTGTACTTCTTCCCATGCTGATGCTGTCCCATCATACACGAGCATTTTACCTGTGCCAGTATTAAAGAATAAATCACCACTATCAAGGCTACTTGTAGGGTTCGACGAGCCAACTCTATATCTTTCATTAAAATCGTTTATGTCTCCACTAAGGTTCGCTAAGTCACTTTCTGGTAGTGTAGCTTTATGATAATTATATACATGACCTGAGCCAGTAGATGTTACAATAAAACGTACACCACTAGATATAGTAGAGCTAGTAAACTGTGAACTTATATTGTTTATAGTTACTGTTGTACCACCTACAGTTCTACCTGTTGTACTTGAGTTACTTCCGTCTACTACAATACCAGCTGCGTCTGCTATAGAAATAGCAACACCAGATGCTGGTTGTGTGTTAGGAAATGACACCTCGTCAGCTATAGCTTCAAAACCACCGAATGGTTCTAACTGTGCAGCTACATAATCTACAACAGCACCAGAGGTTGGTAGCTTAGTATCGTCATCTGTAACTGTAGTCTGTTTTAAGTCACTAGCTAATTTTGCAAGTGTTACGTTGCTGTCAGCTATCTTGACTGTTGTTACGTTTGCATCTGTAATCTTAGATGTTGTAACAGCGTTAGATGCTAGCTTTGCATCTGTAACGTTTGTGTTAGCAAGTTTTGCTGTGGTAACTTGACTGTCTGCTATATGAGCAGTATCAATAGAACCATCAACATAGTGCTCTGAATTAATAGAGTCATCTGCTATCTTTGCTCCTGTAACTGCATCTGCTGCAATATCAGCTGTAGCAACTGAAAGATCTGTAATGTTTGCACTAGCAACTGTTATGTCTGTAGGCAATGTACCACTACCTAGCTTTGCCATTGTTACAGCATTGTCAGCTATTTTTGTTGTTGTTACTGCATCACTAGCTAGCTTTGATTCTATTACATTTCCATCTTTTATTTTAGCACTTGTTACAGCACCATCTTTTATATCAGCTGTTTGTACTGTTTGGTTTTGTTCTTCTTGTGCAGCAAACAGTAACTGCTCGTGGTTGGCATTAAGGTCAGCTGCCTTAACTGATGACCCTGCCGTATATGTAGCCTTCGGACTGTCTACATCTGTATCACGAAAGATACGTATAGCAGCAGGGCTAACTGGTATGTTGCCTGATGTAAAGACTACATTACCACCACCTGTAGTAGTGTAGCTTGTTATATTGTAGTGGTTGCCAGATGTTTTTATGACACCATCTACATCAACTTTTACATCTGCTTCTTTAATTGAAGGGAAGGTAAACTGCTTAGTCGCATTACCATCCCCAGTATAATCTACGAATGTTGTTGCCATTTATTTGTATATGTTGAGGATGTTTGCGGATGTCTGTCGTTTTGCGACTTGACGTGCTTTTTCTATTCGTTGTTCTTCCACTACTTGTGCAATTCTAGGATCATCTTTAATAGCTGCCCAAGCCTTTGCTTTCGCTTGCTTAAATAGTCTATCAATAATTCTATTATGATAATAGTCTCTAGCATTAAACTGAGCACGTCTGCCTGCACGTATGTCAGAGTACATTTCTTCCATAGATGCTAACATTCTTTTGTCTTTAGCAAACTTATCAAGCTCTAATTCTAAGTTAAGAGATCCTAGTTCTCGTTGAAATCTTGATCTAATATAAGGATGATCTGTTAAGTTTGTACTGTCAGGTGCAAAGTATGTAGATGTACGTAAATCATAACCACTGTCAAATAAAAACTCTCTACCGGGACTTTGATCTAAATTTAAACTAACAGGACTTACTGCATTGTATAGTCTTGTCATAAAATCCCAATCTTTTAAAGGTCTACCATTTAGCATATCATACTTAATAGGTAGCTGAGTAGAAGTAAGATTTTCAAAAAGTAAGTTTCTGTTACGTATGGACTGGAATACACCTGAGTTTATCTCACGCATGTATGGTGTAAATAGTCTACCTAAATCATTACGTATACCTGCTAAAGGTACTTGGTTATTAATTAATCCAGATACTATACGTCCGCCTTGACCGGGTCTACCGGCAAATAGGTCAACAAAAGATTGTATGCCTGCTAAATATGATTTACTTGTAATAGCTTGTGCTATAACGAGAGAAATCTTACCTAGTTCGTTTTCTGTCCACTCTTCACCCATAAGTTCACTTGCGTCACCTACGTCAGCGATTGTAGACATAATAAGGTTAAATGGTTCAAACTGGTCATAACCAACACGAACAGCACCTAGTTTAATAGTTCTAGGTTCCCATTTACCATCTAGCCATAACTGTCTTTTTTGTCTATCAACTGGTCCATTACCATTTAGATCTCCACGCATCCAAGCTTGTACTGCCATAAATGTAACAGCAGAGCCCATCGCCAATCTACCTGTTTGTAATGCACGTGCGTTAGCTAGTTCTTCAGCAGTAAATATACCATACTTGTTTACACTAGCTAAATCATTAGGATTAGCAAATGCTATATCGTTAAACTCTTTGACTAAGAAGTTGAAACCCGGTGTATACTTCCCCGTTAAAGCAAGTCCGTTTACACCTGTTCTAGCAAACAAAAAGAATGGTTTAGCTAAAGGTGTAGCACTAAATACATCATTAAGACCTTTTGCAAAGCCTGTAAGTTCTTGTGTTAGTGTTACTTCTTTACGTGCAAATGCAGTAGCTTCGTCTTTGATGTTACCCTGTGAGTCAAACACTTGTGAGTAAAAATCATCTTCGTATGCTCGCATTACATCTTTTGTTAGTTTTGGTGTTTTATAACCACCTTCTTGTAACTCAAGTGCTCTACGCATAGCTTTTTCACGCATCTTAGCACGACCAAGTATGTAACCAAACGCATCGTCGGTTGCAGCCATAATCTTAGTAGAGTATGTTAAAAAGTTACTGTTGTTCATTTGACGTGCCATGTTAGCTACACGAAATGCTGCTACTTCTCCGGGAGTTGCTCTACCACTATCTTCTGCCCAACGACGTAATATTTCCCAGTTATCGTCTGCTGCTGTAAATTCTGTAAAACGTGTTTTGATTGATCTGATATCGCCTTTCCAGTATGAGTTTAATTTACTTCTAAACAAAGTAAATGACTCAGGTACAGCTTCTATCATGCCGTTAACTGCTGCAAGACTTGCTCTTACATCAGCTACATTTCCATCAAAAGGTAGTCTTAATATTGCACCTAAGCTTTGAGCTAATGGTCGTAAGAAAGTTGCGGTTGATGTACCCATAATAGCACGAGCCGGAGTTTTAGGTCCAGATAATATACTATGTGACATCACACCTTCTAACTCACGAATCATGACACCGGTACGATTTACGCCACCTTCGGTTAACGCACCACCTAAAATTGTTTTTCTTGCCCACGCATCAAAGTCGTCTAATGTATTAAGATTATCCATCATAGAAAAAGCTTCAAACAAAGCATTAAGCAAGTTATCATCTTTATCATTTTTAGCTATCTGTAATATAGACATAATAGAATCTTTAGTATCTTCCATAGCTTGTGACGTAGCTTCTTCTACTGTCTTTTTGCTTTTCTTACCAATACCAAGTTCTCTAAATGAGTCAGACTTTACAAATCTAGCTTTCTTTGTTTCATACAATGCGGTAAGCATAGTATCTACAATCTGTTTAGCCGGTCCATCTATATCCTGTATATCCACAAGATCTTGTATTTCTCTACCGGCTACACCTAAATCTCGTACCTGTTTAAGAAGTGAACCTATTATAAGATCAGCAACTACTACGTTCTTAGATGTCCATATTTCTATACCATCAACCACATCAGGTTGTGCTTCAAGTAATTCTTTTAAATACTCGCTAGATGACATCTCAGCAGCATTTCTGCCCTGAGTTATCCGTTGATGAGCGTCTATATGTTCTTTAAATTTTGCTACTAATGCTTTTCTAGATCCTTTTGCAGCATCTAATTCTCTTGCAAACTTTTCTGAGCTTATTAAAGTTTTAAGTATACGTTCTGCTGTCTCTTCGTCTGTACCACCTTCTAAGGCTATTCTTTCTCTTTCTACCGGTGTTGTTACGCTACCAGTTGACCCTTCTTCAGAACCCCATTGAGTTCGTGTTTTAGATAACTGTTCTCTAGCTGTCTGTGGATCAACCTCTGATATGTGTGCTCCTTGGTGTGGTTGAGATATAGGTGCGTTTTTATCTGCTCTAAACTCTGTTTCACCTTTGCGAAGCTGTGCTAATCCGGCTTGTACTGTTTGATTTTCTAAGCTTTTGTTACGTTTTGTTATCTGCTCTATAGCTTTGTCACCACCTTTTTTTAGTGTGTATGCAAAACCGTCAAAGACTAGACCTATGCCCATGCCTTCAACTATATTCTTCAGTTTCATTACGACTGGATGGTCAGTATCTTTAGTAGATATAGGTGTATCCATCCAACCAAACCTATCACGTAATGCTCCTAAAGCGTTTTGTTCATCTGATTCTTTTGATATAAGATCAGATACAGCTCCTACAGCTGCACCTCTAACTAGGTTGCCTTTTGAAAGTGCGACTAACCCGGCAGGTATTGCAACTATGCCAGAAGCTGCACCTACCTTAGCGGCTGCAACTGTACCGGCTGCTAATGTACCAAAGTGAACTAAACCCCTTAGTTGTTTACCCCACCATGTTTTTGTTTCTATTGGGTTATCATACCCACCAAAAGGAGTCCAGTCTGGTCTGTATGTACCAGTCTCTCTCCTTTGTCTTTGCATTTCTCCAGATAACGCATCTACTGTACGTTCTGGAAAGGTAGCAAGCGATGATGCAGTGTCTTGAAGACCGCCCGACAATATAGATTGTCCTTCTTTTATGAGTGCCTTAGCACCCCAGTTATCAGCATTTCGAGGATCGTCTTGTACTTCTTTACTAACTTGTTCCGATTCCTGTAACTGTGCCTGAGCAGCTTGTTGTCTTTCCTTCGCTCGCTGATACTCTTCCGCAGCGTTCTGTGCCTGATCTGTAATACTATTAACTGCATCAAGATCGACTTCTATCTCTGCGTTAGAGTAGTTTGAGTCTGTCATCTACCCTCTCTTGATTGTTTAACTGCCGGAACCTCTAATAGCTCCTCCATAGTTGTTGGTGTTTTTTTCTTGTTTTTTTCTCTTTGTTGTTTACGTAGCTCGAGTTGTCTTTCTCTAGATCTTTGATAGTTGTTTATCTCACTCTCGATACCTAGAACTACACCTTCAGTAAGATTTTGAAACTGATTCATTGGTATGTTACGTAGCTGTGGAAATACATCTAAAATAGCTTTTGCTTCGTTTGGAGATAACCTTACTAACCTATCCCAACTACCTTCTTTTTCATCACCTTGAAACACAGTAGCTTCACCACCTTTTTTGGCTTGTATGATAGCACCTCTAATACTATTAGTACGATTAGCACGTTGTCTTGTAAGTTCTAATACTAAAAAACTTTGATTTTCTTCAGTAAATAATTCATTCTTAAAGTCTGGTGGTAAAAATCTAACAGCATCTTTTAGTTCTTGTGCACTTAAACCATACACTCCAAAGTTGCTACCACCTCTTTCAGCATATACAAGTAGCTCACCGATTGTAAGTTTATCAGCACCTCGTTTTTTTGGTCCAATTGCTGAGTCAAAACTTCCTACATCATTACCTGTTTTAAATCCTTCTAAGATTCTTTTACCTTTTTCTGGATCTAGTAGTTTTCCATAGGTTTTAGTTAGATGTGGTTTGACTTCAATTTCATTTAACTCAGCTTTTGTAAGTCCATACTGTGGGTCAATTAAAATTCCTTCGTCGTTGGTTATAAACCGTTGAGCTATTTCATCATTTTCATTATAACCACCTGTAGCTCTAAATCTGTCATCGGCATACTGTTCGGCTGATAAACTTGTGTTTTTAGTTACACCTCTAAAATATGATGGAAACGGCTCTCCGTATAAGTAATGCCTTTTTAGATCGCTGAGTGCTTGTTTTTCATGTACAGAAATAGGCTCACCTTGATTCGGCACTTTGTTAATATCACTTTTTAGATACTCTCTGTCAGCGTTTATATCTTCAGATCGAACATCTCCCCCTAATCTTTTTTCAATTTCAGTTTCTTTAAAATCACCGGCTTTTAACTTGTCTTGTATGTCTTGGCGATAAAGTTCTTGAGCTTTTTCCAACTCAATACCATTATCTGTTTGAATTTTGACAAGTCTGTTAAACTCACCGTAAGCTTTGTTTACTTCAATTTGTTGTGGTACTGTAAGTTTTAAATTAGTATTACCTTTAAGTACATTTTCAAATTCTTTATAGTAATCAATGTTGCGATCTCCTTGACCGGCTTGACCTCTATACTCTCCACCATTTGTAATACCTTGAGAGCCAACTTGTAAACTTCTTATGTCAATGTTTGGATACCTGTTTTCTAACTCTTTATACTTTCGTTGTAGTACTCCTGTTGGTATGTCACCGTTATATTGAACATTAAGTTCGTTAATCTCTTGCTGTGCTGTAAATCGATTAGCTTTAATATTTCTTTCTACCTCTATAGCTCTTGCAGTCTGTACTTTTTGTATTAATGAAGCATTAGCATCTTTACCACCAAATGGTCCGTCAGCATATTTATATAGCTTACCACCGTTTCCGTCATGTCTATGCATAGCACCATCAAATAAATAATTTAAGTGGTGTAAATCTAGCTGTGGTTGATCAGATTCTACTTCATTAGCAACTCTTGCAAAAAGATAATCAGTAGCCTCTTTGGTTGTATCAAAGTTCATAGTGTTTTTGATAGTATCCACAAGAGTTATGACATCTACATCCATTTTTTTATTGGGATCATACGGCTGTAAAGTATCAACAATTATCTTGTCTAGCTTTTTTTCTCTATTTCTTTCATAGTTTCGGTTAGCTTCAGATTTCCAAGTTTGTATATTATTTCGTTTTCTTTGTGCTATATCAGGATATATCTTTTCATAAAATAATCTTCTGAACTCTCTACTGTTAGTATCTACACCAAGATTTTCAGCCTGCATAAGCATACCAGTAATCATCAACTCATCAGCAGCACCATGTAACTTCATATATTCATCTATATCAGTTATATCTTTACCACCGTTTTCATTAATAAACTGCTGCCTAGCACCGAAGTAATTTTCGTTAAGTCTTCTTAATAGTTCTTTTATAGTAATATCTTGTGGTAGTTCAGCATTTCTAGTTCTTAGAAAGTTGATAGATATTTCTGAATTTTCCTTAAGAAGTTTATTATTAAACTTAGCATTTTCTAAGTTAAACTTACCATCAGCAGTTCTAAGTTGTTCAAGAGAGTTGCTGTCCAAGAAAGCCATAGCTTCATTTATTTTATCTTGAGTCTCTCTTCTTTTTTTTAAAGCTTTCATAGCTCGGCTAGCAGACTCTGAAAACTGTGCTAAAGACTCCAAGTTTTTCATAGGAGTCTCTGCGATGTCTTGCTGTATCTGAGCCATCTCGTTGTAGAAGTTCTGAGTATCCTGTATATTAGCGTCTATTTGAGCGTTAACTTGATTGGTTAGATCAGCTTCTGTAGATTCATAATTACTAGCGGAAAGATCAGGTATTACGTCCCTTTCTTTTCCGACTACGGTTCCGAATGATGATGTCATAATTTTAACTAAAAGGGTTTTGTATCATTGCTCCGGCATAGTCATCGTAATTACCTATACCTAATCCGCCACTATTTACAGCATCACCAAAACTTAAACCACCACCACCACCACCACCGGTTGGTACTGAGGGTTTTTGTCCAAAGTTAAATAACCCTGCTGATGAACTGATACCTGTAGCTATACTTGCTACCTGACTTGCAACTTGTAAAGCACCACCTAATCTGTTTGTAGGAGGCATCATCACAGGTGCACCGTATGCAGCCGGTATGCCTAAAGCTTCTCGACCTCTAGCTTGTTGGGCTTGGAATTTACGTCTAGCACCTTCTTGAGCATATGCCATGTTTCGGCCTAGTACGTTATCTATAACTCCTTCTACTTCTGACTGTGCTGCAAGTAATCCTTGATAGTTAGCAACACCGAAGCGTCTTGATCTACCACCCTCGTTAACTGTACCTTTTGATCTAAAATACTTACGAGCAGCGTTTTCTAATTGTTTTCTACCCTTACCTTGAGCGGCAAGTGCAGCGGCATAAGCATCACTTTGATCTCGTGATAAACCTATGACATTTCTATTTTGAGCTCTTGCGAGTTGTGTTTCTTTGTTATAAAACTGAAGTTTTTTCTGGGCAAAGATTGCATCTTTTTGAGCAGCTCTTTCTCGAGCGGCTGCTCTTTTCCCTGCATTAGCGTCTACGCACACGGCAAAATTCTATAAATGTTATATTGTTTGGTCCATGTTCTAACTTACGTAAAAACTTGAAACCAAGAAACTTTAGCAGTTTTAAATGTGCCTTGTTTCTACTGTCAACTATATTCCAAAGGAGGGGCTCAGGTCGGCTATCGACATACCGCTTTGCCTCTCTTGCAAATGTAATTGGGTATCGGTGTATATCAGGAGTGCATAGCATCCATATATCACCTTCTTTTCCTACTCCAGCCATGCCAGCAGTCTTGCCGTCAGGCACTGTAAAATACACGTAGGATGGGTTGTGACACATCAAAGCAGGGAGAAGGGCAGATGGTATCCCATGCCCCTCTTCGACTTCTCTGCGGTCATCTGGACGTAAATTAGAGGCAACCTGTGTGGCAGCCTCCGTTGTAAGTGGGTGTATGTAATCAGACACGTTTGTAATATTTGGGTGAGTAGTCACCTTCCCATGATAATGCACGTAGCGTAGCAGGGGCAGGGTGAGATGATCGTAGTGTTACATCTACGTTTGTATTCTTTTCGTACACAGGTACGGTTTGTATATGTTCTTCTAAGTATGGTGCTCTTGACGCATTGTAAATATCCATAACAGGTGACTCATACACCTCTGTATAATCATTTTTACCTACACGTTCAAGTGTGGTTTCGTATAAACCTATCTTTCCAAAGTGTAACTTAAGTCTATGTAAGACTAATGATGAATTTACATCAGATCTAGTAGCATTACCGACTTGTCTAGTTGCATAAAAGGTAGGAAACTTTACTTCGTATGGATATAGATAACCTATTGTAAGTGTAACACCTTGCCAGTTACCCGGTACAGTAAAACTTGTACCTGAGACTGTGCACTTAGCATATCTACCTTGATCATTGGGTGTACCACCTTCATCAATTATAACTAAATCATGGTTAGGTGTGGTAACTGTATTCAACCAACTGACACCGGAAAAGGTAGTCAGGTTCGTAGCTGAGTCAAAATTACCACCACTAACAGTAGTAAAATTATCTACATGAAGTAGAAAGTCTACATTGTTTATACTTGTTGAAGGATCTGTGTCAGTTTGCACAAGCTTGATGCTTTGTAAATAGTAGTCACTATCTAAAAAGAAATATTCATCATTAATAATAAAATGGTATATTAATGGATTGTTAAGTTTCCATTTAAACCATGCAGCTTGTTGCCTTTTATCAGATACTTGAAAATACTTGTAACCAAACACGTCGTCAGAACCTGTTTTACCAAACAATATCATAGAGTTTTCTCTAGAGTTTGTGAGTAAGTCTATATCTTTTGGTAATAGACTTGGTACAACTTTAGTTACTTCTACTATGCTTGGTTCTCCTTCACGTGTTATGTTTGCCATTTCATTGAAGCGGCTAAACTTACCAGAGTTATCAACATATGCAAGTGTTGTTCCTAATGATATAGGAGGTAAAGTTTCACTATAATTAAACGTAGATATACTACGAAGCTTTGCAGTATCAGGGTTAAAAACTGTATCATCTGCTGCAAGTAGGAATTGTTGGTTTGTACTAAATACAACCAAACCTGTGTTAACCTCTATACCATCGAAGAGTTCTGATGGAAACATAGATGCAGCTGATATATCTACAGGGTCACTAGCAGATACAGTCAGAGCAGTTTCATTAAAGAAGTCAGGAGTTCCTAACGTTCCCGGTCGTGAGGTAATAACATTTTCACCTGACAACAGTGCTAATCTGTTACGGAAGAATAGTACTTTATTAATACGTGCACCTACAAAAGAAGGCATAGGGTTAGTTGTATCATCACCTACTCGTCTGTCTTGATATGTAAACTGTTTAACAGTAAATGTAGTTGCAGCTGTACGTTGTATAGCCAACGGCATGTTTGTAAGTGTCTTAGCTATACCACCTTTTGCACATTCGGACCAAGATCCTACACCGTCTCTGTTGTTTGACCCGTCGAAACGAAGATAGTAGTCATCCTCATCTGACATTCTAGAGTTAGCAACTTTGACAATATAGCCATGTTTACATTGGTTAGGTAGATTTTGTACGTCATTAACTGAAGCTTGAAAGCATCGCATTAAGTCTTCTTCAACAACTTCTACACTAAATGGATTAGAGCTAGAAAGATATATGCCTGTTCCTATATGTTTGCCTGTAACGCCTGATGGTAACTCAGCTATAATACCACCAATAATAGTATCAGAAGTAACAGCTGTATCAGCATCAAAAGGTGTTGGTTCTGGTCTTATCAGACCGTCTCCGTTAGAAGAAATTGTAGCATTAACATCAGTAGATTCATGATCTTCTACTCGTATAGTATAACTATAAGTGGTAGAGGCAGAGTCTAAACTAACTGTTACAGTATCACCTGTAACCCAACCTTCACCTCCATGTAATAATACAACTTCTCTGTTATAGCTACATCTATAGTTATTACCACCCGGTCCATTTGCAGCAGCACTGTAGTTAGGGCTGACACCTTGTTGACCTAAAGCATTGATTCTAAATATTAAATTTGTTTTACTACCGTCATCTACACTAAATACTTGCGTACCTATACCGGGACAGTGACCTGTACCATCAGATTCGTCAAGAGTATCACTCTGTATTTTTAAACGTGTAGCACGTGTAAGTGTTGTAACTGTAGTACCATTGTTAACATTTAAACCATATTGTCTACCATTCTCTGTACGTAATAATTCTACGAAACCGAAGTGAGTATCTGGTGCAGAATCTGTAGTTCCCGTTGTCCCAACGAGAGTGTTAGCATTAGTAGTATCACGGTTGGTAACAAAAGTCGTA